GATAGGCTTCTGCTGCGTCTATGGCGGCAGCAACACTTGGGTGCTTGTTGAGGTGCTGCACGCGCTTCGCGCACCACGTGGCAAACCTAAGGCATTCTATATTAGACCAGGTTTGCAGTGTTTCTTTTAAGGTCATGGCAACCCACCTATCAGATAACGTTCTCTTCAACCCACGCCACCAGCGATGGTCTAGGACCGCCGCTAACAGCGTCAATAGGTAGGTCTTCAAGATCAAGATCAAGAACAACATCGGCTTGTTGGCTCATATAACCTCCTGATATCGTTGTGTGCGTGCGACGATAGGATCGCGTCAATCCTCGACCTCGATCGGCTCGATGACGTCGATCTCGTTCAGCTCTCCACCATGGGTCAACGCTATTTTCTCGAGCTCGCTCAAGATATCGTCTGCGACCTTGGGGTCAACGACTATAACACCCTCAAAACGAATCACGTGCTTCATACCAAACCTCCGCAGGGATCGTGGATTTCATCAGAATAGTTGATCGTGGGTTTAAATAGGATCGGATCCCCTTCACCTTGGGAGTACCAAGGTAGCTTCACCCAGTGAAACACCTCACCCTCGGCTTCACCTTGATGGCCACGACGCTCTCTTCTGGAGAGAGAGGACGGATCAGACCGGGCTCATGCCCAAGGTGTCTAGCTTAACTAGCTTAAAGCCAAGAGAAAGTTTAAGCTAAAGTAGCTAAAATTTAGGCAACACGTCAGCAGGGGAAGGAGCGGGGTCGGAGAGAACCTCTTCCCCGGGGCAAGGTTCTAGTGTCAAAAACTTTCCAACCCCCGACAGCGCTTGATGTGTCACCCACGTTCTCAACATCTCTTCGTGGTTGGAAGAAATCTTAAGTCTTCGCGCTAACTCAAAAAACCAGAACACGCCCACGTACGCGCGACGATAAGGGCTGCTATCTCTTTCTGTATCAACGTGATACGTTTTCATAGGTCACGCTCCTCGCGCATCGCGTGGGCAGCATCCGGCACCTCGGAGGTAGGAGGACCGCCCTAGTTAACTACGGCTCGTGGCAGGGCGAGAAGGATTCTCCCTACCCGTTAGAGGAACAGGTGGGATCTGGTGAGGTGCAGTAGAAGAGGGTAGGGGTGTAGCAACGCCCATCCTCGACACCAGCGTAATCCTTGCATCCAACCTAGCTGGAGCTGATCCCGCCCCGTACTGCGAGCTTTCCTCAACCGTTATCTGGGGGTAGGTCGAATATCCAGCCCTCACCCTGGCACCAGGTGCCGCAGTGGACCGAGTCCACGTAGTAGAGCATCATGCTGATCTCGCCTTCGAGACCAGACTCCCTGTAGGGAGACTTGCTCAAGCTGTTGCCTTCAAACATGGCGATAAGCTTGCTCTCGAAGTCCTTCTTGTCGATCTTGTCCTTGAAGATCATGAGCATCCTCCTGTCTGCGTATATATAGGTATGATCCGCGTCTCGGTTCGGTAACGAGAGAGTTCCTCTACCCCCTAGGGAGATAGTTTAGGAGGAGCGTCGGGTAAACCTCGCGGGTTGGTTCAGGCTTCTTCTACCGTGACGCGGTAGGACTTACCTTGGTGATCCTTGGCGAGTATGGTCTTCTTGGTGGAGACCAGGTAGCCGTCGGGCGAGAGGTCAGCCTGAACCCTCGACACTTCGAGCCAGGAGATCAGGCCGGAGTCGTCTTCGGCCAGCGAGTCGCGGAGTAAGCTTGCTATGTAGTCGCAGTACGCTAGTTTCATGATAACCTCTTAAGTATACTTATTATTTTCTTTACACGTTTATGTAGGTTCGGAAACCTACTGCGTGGGCGTAACAGTGTCGGTTGCCTTCGGAGGCAACCGGGTTGCACGCTATCTGCGACGACGGCGGTTTGCGATGGACTTGCGGGGGATATCGCTTAGAGCAAATATGCCCGTAAGAACCGTAAGCATCGCAAACGCACCGGAAAGAAGTGCGAACACAGCAGTAAACCGAATGATCTCGATAGCTAGGTCAAACATACTTCCTCATCACTTCTTTAAGTTGGTGTAGTTAGATTTACTTAGCTGGATCTTAGCCACGCGCTCGCGGTCGCTCATCACCCGACCAGGCGTTGACTTGCTGATGCTGACCTTCTTCGTGGGACGGGCATCGGGTAAACTATAGAACTTCTTCAGGCTGCGGTAGGTTTCAAGACCAAACGTGCCGTCGTAGCGCTTACTCTGACTCACTGCGTCTCTGCGTTTCATGGTAAACTCCTTAGTTGTTGGTTATACTAGGGTTTAGTATCGGAAGAGAGCCATCCATAGCCCAAGAGTCAACCTCAGATCACGACGCCAAATTTTGCTAAGATCTGACGATACTCAGGTTGACGCAACACCGTCATCCTCGCCAAGATCCGCGAGCTGTACCGAGAGAAGAAGTCTTCGAGAGATCGCGGTGCACCGTCTTCATGACGCCATATCACGAAGTACGGTGATGTATCACCAAGATTCTCATACACCTCCCAGAGCATCCCATCGCGCTCAGTGCATCCGAGTGATTGGTACTCATAGCTGTTGCTGCTGCTGTCGGTTAGTTTGAGTGTTTTCATGTTGAACCTCCTCATTATGCTTATGTTTAGGATCGGGATGCCACCGTTCAAACCATCATAACCATTTATTTATATATGGTTATTTATTTATATATGGTTATTTATTTATATATGTTTATATAGGTTCGGTATACCACTGTGTGGGCGTAGCAGTGTCGGTTGGGTTCGGTGGGGACCACCTCGGTGGTGGTCCCGAGCTTCAGCTATCAGCCAACCAGGTGGCGGATAGCTTCGGGCAGGATGTCAGCGTTGATCTCGACCGTCTTGGTGGCTACGGCACCGATCTCAGCGAGGCGGTCGGCGATGGCGGCGTCCACCTGCGCGACGCCGTCAGCGTTGCCAAGATCCGCGAGCTGCTTGCGGAGCAGACGCATCTGCTTGATCTGCTCGTCGCCCGTACCAGCTCTCGATCCGGGATTCTTGATCTCGTACTTCAAGCCACCGTTCAGCTCCTTGCTCTTGTTGAACCAGTTCGTCACCATGCCCATGACGTACTTGGAGACAAGCGATTCGATGGAGGTGGCGTACTTGGCCTTCGCGGCGTCGCTCAGCTCGACCTCGCCGTTCATCATGCCTTCGGCAACCGCCAGCGCGACGGCGTGCTTGTCGGCCTTGGTGGCGTAGGTCTTGACGTCGGTCCCGACCCGGAACCGCTCGCCGAACCACGTCTTGGTTGCTTCAACGACGGCAGCGTGCTGTGATAACTTGCTCATGGTAAACTCCTTAGTTGTTGATTGATGCTTAAGATTAGGATCGGTCATGCTGCTAAGTAAACCACGTTGCTCACCTCATCCTCGCTCACCCATGTCGGTGAGCCGTAGGCTATCAGATACTCGTTTCGGTTCTTCACCGTGCTCCAGATCACGTCTATCACCACCACCGTCTCGTCTCGGTAAACCAAGGTTCCGATCATAGCTCACCTCCCGTTGTTTCCACTAGAAGTGGTTGGTGATCAATAGGATCGGAGGAAGATACCCACTACCCTCTAAATCATAGGGAACCCTAGTTTCGGAGGCCTCCGACGCTGCGCAAACTGTCTATAATGGTGGAATATCTCCAGCACGCTGCTATTATCAACTATCAACATGCCGGGCCCATACCCACCCGCTGGCCTTGAGCCTATTAGGTTCGGGGTCCCCTATACTTGATCTTCGTGTTTTATGGGGAGTACGCGGTACACGTCCGCCACTGAGCGATAGCAGTTCATCGGCGTTCCCACCCTGAGTCTCCTGATCACGTACATCATGCTGAGAACTACGAGCATGCCGTTAATCCACTTCCTGTTCATGGTGTTATCAACAGATAGCATTATCCACCCGCTGGCCTTGGGTCTATTAGGTTCGGGGTCCCCTATACTTGATCTTCGTCGGTAGGTGCCATCACCGACATCATCAATTTCGATATCATGGAGTGGCAATCCACCGCTGCCCCGATCCTGAACCTGTAGAGCATCTCAGCGAGGCGGATGATCAGGTTCGCGCGACGCCCAAAGCCTAAGTCCTCGCTCACGACCGCACCAGCAGGTATCGATCTATATCCTCGCACAGCATGGCCAGTATCTCCGGTGTTGGGTTCGATTTGTAAAGAAGTGCCATCTCGCGCAGGTAACCGTGCACGCCTAGGGCACGCCGCTCATCGCCGGGCTCGTAACCGCTGAACTGCGCAGAGCTTTCGACGATCTCGTCGTTTATGGCTGCGCTCATCTTGCGGTTGGCTTCGGCGAGGCGCAAGAGCTGCGAAGCGTCCAGTTGGACGACATCGTCTTGCTTCTTGCGGTTGCACTGCGTGCACAGCGGTACGGCGTTGTTTACGAGCCTACCCGTAGACCTGAGACGCATGGTAAAGCAGCCGCCATGAGACTTGGGTATCCAGAAGTGGTCCAGCTCGATGCCGTCGCGATCTTCGCCGCAAAGCCCGCATCGACAATCATAGATGCGCATAAGCGTAGCCCACCACTTTATCTTGTAGAGTCTTTCGTCAGAATTACTTCGGGAATAGCTGCGGCGTTCTATGACGTAGAAATCTGGTCCAGTGGGTGGAAGACTCTGTGTCAGTAGACGAGAGTTGTGCTCGCGGCGAGCTTGTAAACTGAGCTTAGACATGTAAGTGTTTATTTTATTTAGTAAAAATGATGTTTAAAAACAAAAAATCACCCCTGACTCAGGAACAGTCTGCGCTCGGCCTCGCGTCTGCGCACCAAACCCGGAAGAACTCTACCGCCTGACCTTGTCCATCTTAAGAACTCATCTGCAGCATCGACTATGTCGCCGTTATTAATTTTTAGTAGCAAAGACGACGTTTTGAGGTTGTTGGGGCCGCAGTTGTACGCAAAGCTAACTAAAGCCGCAAACTGATTGTCGCTTATGGGATACTTAACTAGTTTTGAAACGACATCGCAAAATATCTGCAACTGCTCTATCTGGTGCTGGTCTGCCTGGTCTTGCGTCCAGGTCGTGTTTGGACCTATCGGCTTTGGTCTACCGGAGTCGTCTAGGTTGAACTGATCTAGACCAGTAGATCCCCAACCTACGGTCCACGGATTACCGGGTAAGTTCTCCCACCCGTTCTTGCGGGCATTTGGAGTTTTTGCTAGTTCTAGTGCCAGCGGAGATCCTGGATCTGGATATGCGGTAAGTTTACAGCCTTCGAATGATCTTATTAAGATTAATCCGGTATCGTTGATTTTTCTTTGCACTGGTCATCTCTCTTACGCAGGTGTTTAAGCATTCTTGGCTCGAAAGGCGAAGAGCAAGAAGCGTATAAAGCATCATTATAGCCTTCGAGCTATATACAAGTGAGTTGTTGTTATTTATCTTTCTCACTTTTATCCGGTTGCGATATGATTTCTTCAATAGCGATTTCCAACAGCTTCGCGCGGGCAGCTTCTTTATACTTTTCTTTTATATTTTCGAAGGATGAGCCTGCTATGGCCTCAAGGCAACTAAGCCAACCGATTCCATTTGGTCGTTTTTTCAGCTTGGATAGCGGACAATGAAAGCACGCGTCTACGGGCAGGGTGTCGCATCTACCTGTGTCGGCTATTTGCTGTAATATTTGTATTTCTTTAGTCACTGGTACCTTCCAGTATAATTATAACTGAACCCAGGAGTGAAGTATGACGGAAACCATGACAAAACCCAGCGGAACATTCCCAACCAGCGAGACGTCTACCCCGTCTTTCTTCCCCCCAAACTTACCGGATCCATCTGGATATAAGCAGAACTTTGATCAGCTGATAAACAGAAGGGGTATAAAGTTTATGCATTATAAGAGCTTACCATGCCCCAACATAAAACTATTAGACGATAACTCGCACGATCCTTTATGCGAACAATGCGATGGTTCTGGAATTATCTATTATGAACCCAAGGAGATAGTGGGAATTCTCACGTCTAACTCAGTAGAGAAGCAGTTTGAATATCAGGGAGCGTGGGAGATAGGAAGCGCCGTGGTCACCATGCCGTCGGAATACGCGGATGGTGAGCAGGCAGATTTTACGCTCTACGACAAGCTAGAAGTCTTAGACTACACGGTAAGACTATGGGAATTAAAAGAATACGAACCGCGCCCAGGCGGAATCCAGCAACTACGATATCCCATAGAGAAAGTTGGGTATCTCATCACGGCAACCGACAGTAAGATAACAGAATTTAAACAAGATGTTGATTTTACTATAAACAATGGGCTAATAGTATGGATACCAGGACACGAGCCGAGTTACGATAACATCAACGAAATGGGTCAAACGTACTCAGTAGCTTACTGGGCACATCCAGTATACGTAGTGCTCCAACCGATGAGAGAACTCAGAGTAACTCAACAAATGATGCCTGATGGTACAAAGATATCTGTTAGACTTCCGCAGCAACTAGTTATAAAGAGAGACTTTTTGGTCAACAAGCCAGAAAAAATAGTAGCGGGTATCGGAAGTTAACTAACGAGATTGTATATAATGATCTGAGAGGTATTTTGCGCATGCCCGCCTTCGCTTCTAAAAAACAATACAGACTCATGATGGCCATTCTTCACGGCAAGCCAGGAACTACGGCTCGCGGTGACAAAGGCCCGCCAAAATCTGTTGCTGAAAAATACACGGGTTCAGGCAAAAACGTACCGGATAGTAAAGACAAGGCTCATCACGGCGGCAAGTGGACTGCAGAACATCATAAGCGTCATGCTGAAAAACATCGTAGTAAAGAAAAAAAGCTAGAAAAAGGTAGAGGTGGCTCTGCCGTGGTGGTTGTCAACGACAAGGGGCAACTTCTTATGGGTCGTCAAGTGAAAGACGACTATAGATGGTCGTTCCCCGGTGGTCACATTGACGATGGAGAGTCGCACAAGGATGCCGCGGTAAGAGAACTAGAAGAAGAAACAGGTGTGAGTATCGATAAAGGCTCATTAATCAAGCTACACGAAGACGGTAAAGACAAGGTGTATTTGGTTCGTCTTGATCACACCCCCGCATCGCACTCAACCGAGGAGCTTGCTGACGTTGGTTTTTACGACATAGACGATCTGGACTTTAATAAGCTCAGAGATTGCTGCACAGAAACGATGGCAATCTATCTTAAAACTAGATTAGCTAAAGGCAATAAGCCCCTTAACGAGTTGATTAAATTAGAAGAAGTAGAAACCTTAACTAAGAACATAATCAGAACCGGTCAAGTCGCGGATGCGGTTTATGAATTTCGCCACGGCGATGCCATGAGATTGGTTGGCAACGGTGCCTTTAGGGCCTTAAAAAGAGGCGTTGAAGGCATGGGGGATGACGAGATAAGAGATGTAAATTTTGGCAACTATACTCTTCATGTTCGTAAGCACGCTAACGATATCTACTCCGGCAGGATCGACGATGGATTAAAAACGATCCATCAGTTTGTCAACCGCTCACTACCCGCACTAACAGGCGAGCTGATGAGCGTGTTTGAGTGGTATGATTCCGATCAAAATCCTGATATGCAGTTTCATGAAGATCACGAACTCAGTGACGAAACCATAACAGACGGTATGCACAAGCTCATAAGCAACTATCGTTCTTACAATATTGCAGATATATATGACGAGATGGAAACCATCCGAGAGGAGATTAGGCAGGGCAACGCCGTAGACCTACAGCAAGCAGAGCAGAAGATAATGGGCTTGTTCGATAGGTTGGAAGAACAACTAGATCTATTCCGAGATAAGCATAATGGTTTGACCTCTAGGTTAGGAGACGAGATAGACGAGATAGAGCAGCGACTTATATCGATGCAAAATTCTATCGACAAGTTGAGCAGCAAGCCATCCAAAATAGAGGCATTTTCTTCTAATCCAGCTAATCCCAGCATAGTTCATTCTCAATACTACGAATATTTATCAAGACCCAAGGTCGTCATTAGTCCAACTGGACACGTGGTCGTAGATTTCAACGCGGATTGGACTAGCGGCGACAAAGAGAACTTTTTGGGCGATCTCAGGGTTAAGGTAATCAAAAAGAGCAAGAAATGATATCGCACAAAATATCAATTTTACGCTCTCGTCTTTCATCCATGGGTATTCGCGGAACGCAATTAGATAAAATAATAGATGCTGCATCTGAAGATATAAGCAATGCTGTAAAAACTATAGTAGAAGAAGCAGTATATCAAGCAGAAAGCTTTGGCTCGTCTATGGGCGCAGAGGAATTCCTCTCGCAGATAAAATTAGATGCCAGCTCGGGATACATCGAGATATCAACCGACTCTGGTAGGTTGAATTTTAGTACACCACCCGTGCCCATGCTTCCTTGGCTCTTAAAAAATGCTAAAACGGCAGAGGATGGTAGCAGATATAAGGTCATTCCGGTTGGCGGTGGCGGTCTAAGCTCAAAGCCCAAACCCGTAGCTCGCGATATTACGGCAGGACTTAAAGCGCTGTCTAGCGAGGAGTCATCCGCCACCAATATGGCAGAAAAGATGGCTGCCGCTTTTGGCATGGCAGCGACTACAGGAACATCTCAGAGACAGGAACCAAAATCTATCGCCAAACCAGAGTTTAGAGTTGCATCCAGTAAGCAAGATGCCACGAGGCAATGGGTTGCACCGTCTAAAGAATTAGACATGAGTGGTATAGTTATGTCTATAAACGCATCTGTGCGATCTAGGATCGATCAGGCGTGCGATGAAGTTATAAAACGTTACGAAAAGGAGGCGATAAATGGCCTGGGTGATGCCTGAGATCGCAGTTCAGCGATTGATCCAGTATGGTATAGCACAACTACGGCAAGATAAGCCTGCTTTCGACGAGATATTCGCATATTCTGTCAAGCATCCGCTGGTAGCAGAAGCTTATGGACAAGAATACGTCGACAAGGTGTGGACTTGGTTTACCACTGAGCGGATTCGAGTAGTCCAATCCTGGATTCTTAGTCCTCAAACAGTTCCGTGTTTCAGTATACACCTTTCCAACGAGAACGAAGACGAGTCCAAGGCAGCTATAGGTGACTATTACGGCCATGGCGAGGACTCTGAGATAGGCATCAACTCGATGAACGTCCTGGTCGATATAGGCATACACGGCAGTAAAGCAGCAGACCAGGTCTTATGGATGTATTACATCATATCTTATGTACTTTTTAAGTACAAACCTATAGCGCAGGATCTAGGTATAGCTATACAGACTTACAGCGCATCAGACTGGCAGAAAGATGCGACCAAGATGCCAGAGAACATATGGACCCGTTGGTTAAGGATGAGATGTACAGTATTTAACACTTGGAACGCAGAAGCGTACCAAGTAGCCACAGAAATAGACACAAGCATGGAATTTGAACCAGCTTTAACGTAAAACAAGAGAGAGAGAGAGAAATGTCTAAGAAAAATCAAGAAAATCAAATAGATGCACAATCTATCAAAGAGTATGAAAATGCACAACGGATCAAGAATACGCCCATGCCGCCACTAGAACTCGTCGACATGGACGAGTGGTGGGCAAAACGCGCACCTGCTTTAAGTCAACCATCTCATATTAAAGAAATTCTTAAAGCTGATGCGGCCGGTAGAAAGATATCGGGAAAGCAGACGGTTGAGCGCTGGGACTGGGCTGCACGCCAGTTTGGCTTAACTTTTGATATCTAAATACTATTATTTAAGCAATAATAAGTTGTTTAAATTTCAAACTATATTGTCAAGTTATAATATATAGTGTCTATACAGCATGTTGTCGTCCAATGTTCCTAATATCCTGATCCTCAGCTGCCCATACAAGTTATAATGAAAAGGATCTTTTAGAAAAGAATGGAGATCGAATAATGGCTATAAATGTATCATTTAACGGGTCAACTATCTATAAGCCTTCAGCTTATTCTCAGACCACAATTGACCTAAGCGGCAACGTTCCGCTTGGACCAGCGGGTTTGATCGCCATTTTCGGTGAATCAGATGCTGGTGCACCTGGTGCCTCCGAGACGGATATCTCTAGCAATTACTTTACTGCAGAAAACTTGATCAGCGCTCGCAACAAGTATCGCTCTGGTCCAGTCGTAGACGCGTTAAATTTTCTCTTCTCACCTGCCTCAGATGGATCGATTCCAAGTGGTGCTCAAGCTGTCTGGGTATACAAGACCAACGCCTCAGTAAGAGCATCTTTAATACTTGCCGGATCATACGGTACGGTTCGCGCGCAAGAATGGGGTGCCGGCGGTAATCAAGTTTCCGCTAGGGTCTTGGCCGTAGCAGAGACACCGGCTACTGTTACTGGTACTACTCCAGCTTCTCTTGGCGTATCGCTCAATGGTGCTTCTTTCACCGTACGTGTCAACGGCGGCATCGCAACTGTGGTTACGCTTAGCAGTACTAGCACGGATCACGATACCATAGCTCATTTAGTCAATGAGTTAAACACCCACCTACCAGCTAGCATAATTGCTTCTGTTTCTAGCGGCGCGGTGCAACTAACCATGGCGGCATCTGCTGGTCAATATGCATTGGGCTGGGGACGTTCGTTCGAGCTAGTTGATTCAACAGTAGGAAATCTGGCAAAACTTGGTCTAGTTGCAGGACTGCACTCTGCTTCCGTAGAACCAAATGCTACTATCACGATCAACCAGAAGCGCGATCTTCTGGTAGAAAGTGACACCGTCGGTGGTAACGTAGTTTTGACCATCGGACGCGACTCGACCGGTGGTGCGACCTCAGCTTCAGTAACGGTTACTCCGACTGCTGTCGTACTAACTGACTCCATTGGCTCGATCACCTTTGATCAGGCAGCTTTTGTGACCATCAGCCAGCTGGCACAATCAATCTCGCTGCAACCAGGTTGGTCTGCTAGTGTTACCAACTCGATCTATAACCAACTCGGTCTCGGCGTGCTAGATCAAGTTTCTGCCGTTGGTGCCTTGGGTGCCACAGGTAGTCAACCTGCTCGCTTGAAAAAAGATGCTTATGAAGTTCAGGCTGTGTTTGCGCAGTCAAACGCTGCAGATCTAATAAGTCCTGCGGTAGTTGGTCTACCGGCTTCTCTATCAGAGACGTTGCTAACAGGTGGCGCTAAGGGCGGCACCATGACCACCGACATCGTGAATGCACTTGCTAAGTTTGAAAAATTACAAGTAAACTCGATTATCCCATTGTTCTCTCGCAATGCTTCTGCCGATCTTGCTGACGGTCTTACTGACATATCTTCGACCTATACTGTTGACGGTATCCATCAGGCTGTAAAGACACACATCAGTTTGATGAAGACGACCAAGAAGAAAGGCGAGCGTCAAGGTTACCTGTCGGTGAAAGATTCGTATGCCAATAGCAAAACTAAGGCTGCTAACATGGCCGACGCGCGTATCCAGATGGTTATCCAGGATGTGCGCCAGTCTACTGCGGGTGGCGTGATCCAGTGGTTTCAGCCATGGGCTCTTGCGTGCTTGCTGGCTGGTGCTCGCGGTGGTGCACCTATCGGGCTACCGCTAACCTTCAAGTTTCTCAACTGTTCTGGCATTCGTCAGACAGTTCAGCCAATGACCACTGCCGAAGCTGATATCGTCATCGGCTTTGATCCGGACGTTCAGTATGACGATGCGATCCAGTCCGGTATCACGTTTATGGAAGCTCCTCGCACCGGCGGCTATCGCGTGGTGGTAGATAATACCACGTATGGTATCGATGACAACTGGGTGTATAATCGCGCGAACGTACTGTATGCCGCAGATATCGTAGCCTATAATTTTCGCAACGTCATGGAACTACGTTACGTCGGCGTGAAGAACAACCTGCAAGCTAGCGAAGTTAAAGGTACAGCAGAGTCAGTGCTCGCGACCTTCTTAGCGCAAGGTATCACGGTAAGCACGGCCGATGCACCGCAAGGCTTTAAGTCGCTCACGGTCGCGATCAACGGTAACGTGATCAACATCTCAGTGACGATTAAGCTGGTAGAAGGTATTGATTTCGTTCTAGAAACTATCTCCCTGCAGCGCGCTAGTCAGACAGCTTAATAGAGCTAGATATCTAATTAAAGCCTCCTAGTAAATCTAGGAGGCTTTAATTTATTTAAACTATCCGCTTTCATGATAGTATATCTATGTGGTGCGGTCGCGTGGTGCGATGCAACCCTAACGTATTATGGGCTCTAGGGTCCCAGGAGAAGAAAGATGGCTAATTTAAAACCAGGTTTAGTCACAGGTAGTAACGCGAAACTGAAGATTGCTGGACGAACAATGGCTTATGCCACAGACGTTCAGTATTCAGTCGATGTAGCGGTAGTTCCAGTTGAAGTTATGGGAAGATACGAAGTAATCACGAACGAACCCATCGCAACTAGCGTGAATGGTTCATTTACTGTTGTCCGCTATACGGCAGGAAACGCTAACGTACCAGATGCTGCAAAAAGTGGCAACGGCGTTGGTCAATTTGGCAACGGAGGTGCAAGCGGAGGAAATCAAGCAAACGCCTTTAACCCTGGTCAGATGTTGAGCTCGTCAACTGTCGATATCGAGATCTATCAAAGAAAATCTGATGCCGGCTTTGAAAAAACGACACCGTTGGTTAAGATACAAGATTGTCGCTTGACAAGACTGAGTTCTAGTCTAAATAAGCGCGGTATAATGACGGAATCATACCAGTTTGTAGGTATTCTATACGGCGATGACTCGTTTATTGTTCAAGGCACCACAACCGGTGGTGATCTTTCGCCCTAATCTCTCAGCGGTAAGCTATGGCTAACATCACCCCATTCTTCGTAACTGGAGCCAATTGTAAGCTCAAGATAAATGGGGTAACTTTAGCTTTTGCTACAGACGTTAGTTATACTGTTTCAGTACCGCACGCAAGACCTAAGATTCTTGGCATGTATGAGTCTAGTTCTCTAGAGCCATTAAGCTACGATGTTAGTGGAACTTTTACTGTAATTCGATATGTCAGTGATTTAAAGAGTACTTTAAATCGTTTAGGTTTATCTGCTCCAAATAGCGCCAGCAACCTAGGCAACGGCATTGGATCGTGGACTACGCTTAACGCAAAGAACATAGTTACGCAAAATTTAGGCAACGGCGTAGACGGCATGGCGGATAAGTCGCTTAATCCAGCATCTCTTCAAGATGGCGTAACGTTCGACATAGAGGTATATCAACGTTTGCCGGACGGTAATATGCTTGGCATATCTCGCGTTAGGAACGCTAGGATAGTTCAAATGGGCGCTCAAATCCAAAAACGCGGCAACATGATACAAAATTTTCAATTTATAGCGCAATACTTAGACGAAGATAGCTTCATAGCTGATTCTTCTAGCTATTTTTAGTAGGTAAAAAAAATGGCCAATAACATTAAGGTACCTCGTAAATACAAAGCACCTAATCGTAGAAGAGGCTTTAATAGAAACGAAAATACCTTAACGCCTCAAGACGTGGCGTCTAACGCGCTTTCTTCTTTTAGTACTATATTCACGCTGCGTCCACAAGCTAAGTATGTTACCGGCGCAAGAACGATCCTCAGGATCAACGGAAGTCCGGTGGCTTTTGCGTTTCAAATATCGTGGAACGTGAGAACAGATGCCACCGAGATATACACGATAGATGATCCGCTTCCGTGGGAGATAGCACCAAAGCAAATAGAGGTAACAGGTACTCTGGGATTACTGCAAATACCCGGTCAATCGCCAAACGCCATGAACTATCAGGCAGATATTGGTGCCTTTTTGATGAACCGCTATATCTCTATTGAAGTAAAAGACGCGACCACGGACGCCATCTTGTTTAAAGCTGGAAGCGCTATGATAGTTGGGCAGCAGGGTGAGATAAACTCAGAGCAAATAGGCCGCACAACACTTACATGGCGAGCCATAGGTTGGCAGGCTGAAAATCCGTCTACGCCGCTTAAACCAGAGGCCAATGATAACAGCAACCCTAATGGGAACACTTTAAATAAGACGGCGTCTTGGATAAAGAGTAAGTTTTAAATTTTCTTAATAATTCCTCAGTATAATTAGTTTGTCTAACTGAGGAGAGTAAGAAAAAATGGATTTACCTAAAAAAGAACGAACTTTTTCTTTTAATTATAAATCGTTAGAAGTTGGTTTGCCATATGAAGGTACTTTTACTATAAAATGTAAGCTCAATGTGGGCGAAAAATACCAGTTAGAGCTTGAAAAAAGTCGCTTGATGTCCGACATGATCAATCCCACTAATGGTTTAGCTGGGATCGCTATTGCTATCAGCACCTTGCGGGCTAAAATAATCGATGGACCAAACTGGTGGGCACAGGGTAAGGGTATTGGTATCGAGGACGAGGATGCTCTTGTTGCCTTATACGACAAGGTTGAAGAAGAGTGTCAAAGTTGGCGCAAAGAATTAGAAGAAAAAGCTAAATTAGCTCAGCAGGAACTGGGAAAATAGAAGCCGACTATATGTCGGCATTATCAGCTATAGATCTTATCGTAGAACGCGCAGCTCGCGAGTCACTAGACAACGAGGCTGCGCAAATGCGTTTTCTGACATACTGGTGGTCCAAAACGTACTCAAGGCCAATGAAAGATCCTTTGCTCAAAGAGTATACGCTAGAAGAGTTATATTATGAGTTTAAGGAACATTCAGAAAGAGAGAAAGCAGCAAAAGAACGCGCTGAGCAAGAAACTGATAATATAGAACAAGCCAAGACAGATGACGCTTTAGCTTGGGCTGAAGCCGAAGAGAAGAAAGAAGCCGAAGAGGCCAGGAAGAAGGATTCTAACTTTAGAGACTCGGACTTCCAACCGACACCGGAAGACAAGGCATGGATGGAAGAAGAGCTGGTAAGAGCTAAAGAAGCTTACGGAGAAGACTTCGGGGAAGACATAGACGAGGAATTTGACTGATGGCCAATGATAATAATAACAACAACGACAATCCATTGCTAAATCGTAAGCCGAATTCCCTAGACAATTTAGGTTCGCAACCCGCATCTAATCCCCTTGAAAGAATTGGTTCTAGGGATTTCTCGTCGTCGTATCGTCGCGACATAGCCATCGTAGACCAGCGCTCGCGGATACAGACCGTCGAGATGCAGCGTCTTGCCAAGCAGATTGAAGATCTAAATCGTCAGTTTGTGCAGAATATGGCAGAAGTTGCTCGAGTTAGAGCTGGACAACAACCCGCAACCGAGAATCTCTTTAGATCGTTAAACCTACCAGCAGATCAAGCTCGAGCTGCGATGGCCAGTATCCCACAGGCCAACATGATAAAGGCGGTAGTGCGACAATCCGCTGATTATGAGGCAAGCACTAGACAAAATCTAGCTCAGATGTCCGAAAGATATGCCGGACTTGAAGCTTCTCGTCGCGTAGATGCAGAACGCCTACTTCAACAGCATGCCCTATCTAGGGCGTCTAATCCCCGAGAAGGGGTTAGATCGCTTATGGAAGAACCCGAAGTTCAAGCTATGGCCGCAGAGTATGCCAGAATAGGCACGACTAGTAGCTTAACAAAAGGTCTGCGACGTACCGCCAACCAACGCGAAACGGCGGGTTTAAATCTAGCTCAGACTGCGGGAAATATCAGCGAACTTGGCTCGGAGGTTTACGTTGGAGCTGGTCGAGAGTTTGAGCGCATAAGGCGCAAAGAAGCAGCAATAGAGCTAGCCATAACCAGTAAATCTCAAGAATACGAGAGGAACAAAGAGCGCCAAGAAGTAGGAGAAAGAATACGAAATCGCATCTTAGAGGGCAGATCCATTGAGTCTGTCAAGCAGGGTGTGACCAGCGGTCAATATGGTTCCTTAAAAGAAGAGTCACAAAAGCTTGGTCAGCGAGAAGATGAATTTCTAAATGCCTTAGATCATTTCACGTCAAAACTACAGACCACCCGTGAAGTAACTGAGGAACTTAATAAGAATCTTAAAGATACTTCGAAAGCTTATGAGGATCAGCGCAAGATCGTTAAAGAAATATCATCTAGTGGTGGCGATGGCGGTAGGATAGGTTCTGTTGCGGCCGCCATGGCTAACTGGATGCCAGCAGTTAGAGGCGCGATAGGCGTAGCTCAATATGCCGCGGTGGGTGCAGATGAGCAGCAGATGGCATTGCGAACCGTAGCTGCAAATCTTATTTCGCAAAAAAACATGGACGTCTTCTCAGCTACGCAAGGCGACATGGCGGCACTTCGTCGCATAACATCTAGGCAGTACGAAACAGCTGCAGCTTTTGGTGGTGCATATAGAAATAGAGCAGAAGGCGCCAAGGGTCTAGACATAGGCGCTCAAACCGCCTTGTCGGGAGTGCAAGCTGGTACGGCGATAATCGGAGGAGGTTCCCTTGCTGAAGCCGCTAAAACTGCCGCCGGTGCAGCAATGGGCGGTGTTGAGCTAGCTAAGGGGATAACCGGAGCATCTACTGAGCTAGGTTTCGCGGGTCTATATGGTAATTTGATGAATGCTGTGAACCAGGTGCCGGATGCCGCTAAGCAGGCTTTCTTCGATTATCGGATGGGTGCATTTGGTGCCATGGGAAATGTAGCTGGTAGTAGAACTTCAGCTCTTTATGCTCAAGCAACAAACAAACAAACTATAAACCAGATGGCAGCACTGGGTATCACGCCCGATCAGACAGCTGAACTTTTTGGCCTGGGTGCTAGAGCTATCGGATCTCAATTCTTGAGATCTCCAGACACCGGTCGCAGTATCATTGGTCGTGCTGGCGAGGTTCAAGCCGCTGGTGTAATGTCAGCTCAAGAATACATACAACGCGTTGGACAGATGACTGCTGCGGGCGGTAGTCAGAAAGATATCGAAAAAATACTAGAAAATGCGATCACTAGAGGTGTTGACAACGCTAAATCACTAACTGGATTGATGGAAGCAGCGCAGGAAATGTCTAGAGCTGCGGCTAGTCGCGGTATAGGAATGCTTCCTGAAGTGCGAGCATCTATGCTGGCCGGCATGGAAAGTGTAAACAACCTACCGATCGATGAAGCATTAAAGCAGAATCTAATTGCTTCTCGTCAGCAGTCCGCTTTAGGAGCTATTCAGGCTGCAGGTTCTAGAATAAGCATGGGTTCACTAGCCTTTATGGGCGGTGTACGAGCACAACTACCGGGGTTTAGTGCGCTAGGTCTTAGTCGTGCAGCAAACCAAGATCCAAGAATATTAGAGGCTACGTATAGACAATACGCAGGACAGTTGGCAGAAGGTCGGGTTGTTAACCCAGAAACTATAGCTGCCTTAGGCGAGCAAGCAGAGATATTTGTAGATCCGGCAACAGGAAAAGCTCGCGGTCGTAAGGCATTAGATATCGTTAAAACACAGTTACTTAAAGAAGGTCTTGCAGATTACGTAGCTGCCGGCATGATGTCAACAGGAGACGTGAACAAGCTTGATAAAGCTATAAGTACTGGCGACATCTCACAGCTATCTAAGGAAACGCAGGTTCATTTTGGTTACAGAATCAAAGGACTGAGTGAGCTCAATCAAAGAACAGATCAAGAAACAGGCGGTCTAGCAAAACTCCCTACTTTAGGGGGCGAAGCTAAATCTGCTTTAGATATAAAAGCTACTAGTTCCGCTGGTCAAGCTAAACAAATAGCACAAGGTGGTGCACCTTTTGGCGATAGTCTAGCGCCAATTGCACAGCGTATGAAAGATGCCGTATCACAATACGACGTCACGAAAGCGACCGAAGAGGCAGCTGGCGCAGCGAAAGCAATGACACTTGATGCTAGTCAGTTTAACCAGGGCGTGGCAGATTTTAAAACAGCAGTTGATACACTTGCTAAGGCAATAGCCCCTCTCCGTGTTAGCAATGCGACAAATTACGGCAATAATGTGTACAACAGCGTGGCGAACTATTTGCGCAATGTTTGGCCGCACGGATCGTCACATCATTAACGAGATTAAGGTATGGTTAAGGTAGTAAACCCAACCGCGGGAATAGTAGTTTATAGCTACCTGGATAGAGGTGGCTCTAAAAACATTCAAGATCACCGTCAACAGACAGAAACTATACTGATCACGAAATCTATCGTATCTATAAGCACCCTCAAGAGCAAATCTAAACCAGCTGGTACATTTGAGGTACGTTTAGCACCAACAAAAAACTGGGTAGCAATATTATCTCCAGGCAGCTGGATTGAGATCCATATGTCGCCTAAGGTAATGACGGAGGATGATTTGAATGCTGCTAGTCAGAAAACGTTGAAGATGATTGGCACGATAGATTCCGTTAGATTGGACGTGAACGTAGATCAGGCTACTGGTGCTAGATATACGTATTACACCCTAATAGGCAGAGATTGGGGATCGGTATTTGAATCATATCTGTACATCGACCCCACCGTTGAGTCGTCTGAGGATTCACCGTTGAAGAATGCTGTGATGTTAGGACTCAAAAAAATGAAGGGTAACGATACCGCCCTCAACGCACCGCACACTACAACAAAATTAATAAGCAACATATTGAGTGCCTTTGGCAATACTGCCATATTGGCAATCACCTCCAATTCTTTGCTGAGTCAATATCAGTCCTTTGCTTCCTACACATTACCAGTGGCACTAACGCAAAAACTATTAGGCGCGGGATATACTACTCCGGTTTCTTTAGCTGCAAATATAAAATACGTAGCGGGAAAGCTGAATGGATACGATACTTATTCAGATTCCCCTGAGGCACAGGGACCATTCGACTCTGAGAGCTTCATAGGCATGAACACGGTTTGGCAGCTCATGATGGCGCACTGCAATAGTATATTAAACGAACTGGTAACAGATCTGCGCTGGGAAGGTGAAGACAAGCGCGCACCGTCTCTAGTCCTCTATAAAAGAATAAGACCGTTTAATTTTCATAGCAGCAATGAGCCATATTCTTCTAGTTTCTTCAACGTGAGGCGTACAGATATCGATAAGAATGACGTAGTTTCTATTAATGCTGGCAATAACACGCTAGATATTGTAAACTTCGTTCAAGTACTGCCGGACTTTTCTTTCTACACGATCGATAATCAAGATACCTTAGGTGCTATCGCTAATGCAAAGAAAGCAGCAAAATACGATCCGTTATCTTTTGCTCGGGTTGGTTTCAAGCCACTAACTTACTCAACCAGATTTGGTCCCATTGGCTTAAATGGCAGTACGAACTGGAGCTCAATAGGTCAATGGTCTAATGTTTTAGCAAAATGGTATTTTGACTCACATAAGATGCTGAATGGAACCATAACCATAGTTGGCCAAGACGAATTTATAGGCGTCGGCGAAAATATAGCTATTGACTCATCGGTGTTAGGTCAGACATCATTTGTGGCAAACAGTAGTAATACTAAATTTCTAGCGCACGTGGAATCTATCGGGCATCGCTTCTTTTACACGGACAATGGTTCGCGATCCTTCGTGACGACCATATCGTTTATCCGCGGCGTTATAAGTGACTCCAACTCTTTAAACTTAGTTAGCGATGATGCATATGCTATAGAGACAATCTCTACCTCGCTACCGGCCTCGCAAAGCAAAATAAATAACACGTATAAAGAGTGATATATGTTGGTCAGAGACTCTTCGCTATATTCTAATGGCTATACGCAAAATATAAAGCGTCTTAATGGTGAACTAAAGGTTGGAATTACCAAAGAAGTCAGACACGACGACGCGTTTGGATGTCTGCTATATCTAGTAGAGGTGACCACGCATGGTCTTACATACATTCTTAACTGCAGGCTGATGTCGCGGTTTGGTGATGCATATAACTACGAGGAGTGGGGACGCCGCAGCATCCATACGCCTAGTCCTGTTGGTCAAAAACTCGAGTACTCTAAGAAGGTAGGTGAGGTCGTTCTCGTGGCGCACATCGGTGGCTCTACGTCGGACGGTGTGATCGTTGGTAGTCTGAGTCATCCGGCTAGACAAAGTAAACTTCAACCCAACGAGATCGCGTATTATTCCGAGTTCAACGGATTAGAAACTAAAATCGATCCAGATGGCGCTTATACAGTCACCTTTAAGGGAACACCCACAACTGTCAGCAGTTTAAACGGGGCAGCAGGGAGCGGTAAGATACCAGATCCTGAATACAACGAGAATATAGCAGGTTCTTATTTAGGTTTTGATAGTAAGGGCAATTTTACCGTAACGGATTCTGGATCTAAAACTGAGCAATCAATAAAGATAGATAAATCAAATGGCAAAACAACCATCACGTCAGGCACCGTGACACTTGAGATATCCGGAAGTAATAAGGCGATCAGCGTAACGGCCGACGACGTAAAGATAAATGGATCAAAAACATTTGCTGTCAAAAGCAAGACGGTGTCGATCGAGGCATCAGACTCTGCCAAGCTGAAAGCCAGTAAGGTAGCTATAGGTTATGGCAGCGTAGAGCTCATAGATACATTGATAAAACTCATTGATGCCGTGGGGACACTAGTGGTCTCTTCGCCCGTGGGACCGTGCTCACCGATTCAGACTGCCCCTACGTGGGCGCAACTAATCCAGATAAAGACGCAGCTATCCAGTATCAAGGGTAGTCTGTAGTTTTTAATGGTATCATTGTACTAGGAGGTCGCACTGTGGATAGTATAAGCAGCATAATTAGTACCGTTAAAAGCAAGGTATCTAGTACTATTTCTAAGTCTAATAGCGGCGGTAATAATAAAACGCTTTATACTGTTCAGACTGAAAACTGGTATCAGTCGTATCCATACGGCTTTAAGGCGCAGAGGGGCGGTAATCACTTTACTTTTTATCTTCCCATAAATCCACAAAATATCAATATCGTTACACATTTTGCTACAAACGTAGTATCTACACTATACGGCACCGTAGAGGAGCACTCTGAGCAACGATATTTTGATATCACTATTTCTGGAACAACGGGTTTTTCACCTCAATATACGCAAGAATATCTAAGCGATGGAAACATTGGACCACCGACCCCAGATAGATTAAGAAAACCACTCGCACAACCGGGTCGTCTGCGGTACGATGACTTTTCTATATCTTCTCTTTTGGGTGGTTTCTTTACGAAAACCGCTGCAAAGATTGATGGAGTCGTAAATCAAGCTGGCAGTATAACGAAGTCTATAGCGGGATCTAACGGTTTCAAATCTGGAGTATATAACAATACCAGCGGATATGCTGCATTTCATAATTTTTATCAGTTTCTTTTACGCTATAAGATTAATGCCTCTAGTGGTGGTTCGCCAAATACAAAAAACTCTGAGTCTATGTCGCCAAGTGTAGCTGCAGATGCTCCACTTATATTTCTAAACTTTAAAGACAATAATCAGTATTCTTGTGCTATACAGCGATTCACGCTGGTGCGTAGCGCAGATAATCCGATGCTCTATAACTACAACATCCAGATGCGAGCGTACGATCTTCGTCCTATAACCAACGACAAGGCGCCAACGCTAAGAGATCGTTACGCAGATCTCGGATTGGATACAAAGATGAGCATAGCAGCAAGAATTAAACTTCCTATAAGTCTTGGTAAGACCATTCTATCTTCTGGAAAAGGTGCCCTAAAGACATTGGGCAAAGGTGCCTTAAAGGGCGTAGGTGGATAAATGAGCGCCATAAACACTGCGTATAGTGCGTACTCAGATCTTAATCTCTGGTTAAAAGTTACAAACGGCGATAATCTAAAATTATCCGATATTCCTGCGCTAATTGGAATAAGATTGCCGTACATAGTGGAAAATTGGTCCATAATCAGGCCAACGGTGTCGAATAGGGTCCCATACTCGGACGATCCATCGCGCATGCTGATTGAACTAAAAGCTTTTGATTCTTTTGTAGATTTTGCTAGAACTCAGTTATCATCGTTGCTAGAGATAAATAGCAATTCTATCTTACTATCTACGTATTACACTGTTTTTGATCAGATGTTCTTAAACGATATTTCGATATCTCTCATAGAGAGCAATCTTATCTCGTCAGAAATACAACGCGTATCTTCTTTTAATCGCAATAGTTTTTTAAAACTTAAGGATCAGCTAACGGCCGGTAGAGATGCTATAGCTGATATTATAGGTGCCACCGATCTAACTTACAATTCCATATATGGTCGAAGCCCGCTTCCTGCGCTGCTGTCTACGTCTCCACTAGATATCGTATCTTCGTCTGTTTTTCAAACTGCCATCGTAGCTATTGATGGTATTCTTGCCAACGAGACGAACCTTTCGTCCGCGGCCGCAATCGATCCATTCGCGTTTGCTCGTATCAACGCCAACAACCCCGCCATCGATATCGCATCTTATGCCTCTGGCACGTTGGTTAAACTAAATTATAACGAAACGCTTCAAGCTTTAGCCAGCAGAACCATGGGCAGCGCCGATAAATGGCCAGAAATAGCTATCGCTAATGGTTTGAAACCGCCCTATATAGACGAGATTGGACAGAAGATATCGCTTCTATCTAACGGCAACGGCAACCAGATCGTTATAGCTGCAATTGGTGCCTCAGGAATCCTCAATAGCGAAAGGATCTACGTTAATCAGCTTTTATTTGTTCAGTCAAATACGTATCGCCAGCCAGATCAGAGAACAATAATCAGCATCAAAGAGGTGCCCATATCCGGCGATCTGATCATCCAGTTAGATGGGTCTTCTAATCTCGATCAATATAAAACAAGTGATAATGCTAGCATATTGATATTCCAGAAGAATACTATAAATAGTAATTTCTTCGTACTGATACCATCAGACAATCCGCTACCTCCTACGCTAAACAAGACCACACCGTGGTTCTTGCGATCCAGCAGCCAGGATGAAAGAAACGCGGGCGTAGATCTTCTCCTGGGGAGCGGCGGAGATCTAATACTTACACCATATGGCGATATTCAGTTGGCATACGGAATAGAGAACGCCATGCAGGCGGTAAAGATACTGATGAGTACCGTTGCTGGTGACTTGAGTCGACACCCTGAGTACGGTATCGTAAATGTGGTGGGTCAGACAAACGCCAATCCTGGAGTCATACAGCAAGTTCTAACAGAAAGTATAGCAAGACAAATACTTAGTGATACCAGATTTAGTAGATTAGATCATTTAACGGTAGAATACCTAAGCAAGGACGCAGTGGGTCCTTCGGCATATAAGATCAGTTTGGGTGTGGTTTTATCTGGCGGCGGCGACACCGTAATTCCGATATCATTTGGGATCAATCTTCCGCAGTAAGAGGCGCAAATGGCAATAAGTCTTCAATCTTACAACGAAATATTAGGGAAGCTGGTCCGCAAGATTATAGCAGAAACGTCGGTAAACGACCTGAACACTGGATCTGTACTTCTGACTCTTTTAGAGGCTGTTGCTTCTCAGGACTTTGAGAATAACGCCGCAATTCTTAGTGTCCTGGAAACCTTAAACATAGATGCCCTAAATAACTCCGATCTAGATACCCGCGCCGCTGATTACGGTCTATCGCGTAACACTTCTACCAGCGCTACTGGTTTCGTAAGCATCGGTGATTCTGCGATTAAAAAACGCAGCACTACACTATACGCCGTTAAACCAGCGCCTATAGTTGGTTCTAGCATTATATACGTCAATGATGCCTCAAAGTGGAATCCTGCTGGAGGAAAACTGTACATTGGTCGCGGTACGCGTCAGTTTGAAGGTCCAATCGCGTACACGTCGATCGTCAATAATGGTAGCTTCTATGCCATTAATCTTCAAGGTAGTCTTCAGAAGAATCACCTCATATCAGACACGGTCATTGATAGTCAGGGAACGACCGACAGATTGATACCATCGGGCACCAAGATTCAGATACCGGCCAATAACACCTCTCCTACAGTGCTATTCTTAACGCTTAGAGATGCCGTAATTCCCGCAGGGGAAGATACCGTGAGTAACGTTGCCATCGTGGCGCAGAATCCAGGACTACCAGGTAATGCTGGTTCTAATACCATAATCTCGTTCTATGCTGCGCCTTTTGTCACTGCTACGGTAACTAATCCAACGCCAACTACCGGCGGTAGAGACACCGAATCTGACAACGATCTCCGCCAGAGATTGAAAAACTATACTACTACGTTAGCTAGAGGGACGGCAAACTCAATACTAGCTGCTGTAATTGGTGTATCTGACTCTGTTGACGGTAAGCAGGTATCATCGGCGATCGTCAGCGAGCCCACTGCCTTGGGTAAACCTTCCATCATGTACATCGATGATGGCACTGGTTTTCAGCCTAGTTTTACCGGTCAATCGGTGGACGTTCTTTTAGCTGCCGCGAAAGGTGGTGAGCAGTTCTTGCAGCTATCAAACTTCCCCTTACCCCGTCCCCAATTAACCAATCAGGCTTCTGGACCTATTCAGCTCTTAGATGGCTCCATCCTGGTGGTGTCGGTAGACGGTTTGGAGCAGGAAGTCGTCTTCTCAGTATCTAGCTTTGCTAACATTGCTGCTGCAACACTCACAGAGATAGCGATAGCGATCAATGATCAGGCTATTGCTAATAACTATAATTTTCGCTGCCAATTGACCAATTCTTCTAACAGTATACTTCTGTATCCCGCGGACTTTAATGCTGAGTTTATCCAGGTTGCTGCAAATCTTGCAGAGGGTAAGGTAAACGCAAACGACTCAATAGCGTTTCCTACCGTAAAAACGTCGTTCATCTCGCTATACAAAAACAATCAGCTTTTGACAGCCAGCGAATCTGCGGCAACGCTGTATACGAGCGCTTATCCATGGGGCGTATCTTCTTCGGGTGATATAGTGATCGCGGTAGATGGTACGCCGTCGCAGACAGCTATCTTCACGAGCGCGGATTTTGGCGGTATGCCCTTATCATCGGTGCCGGTGTCGAGTTGGGCAACCGCCTTGAGCTCTAAGATCGCTGGCATCACGGCATCGGCTACGTCAACTGGTAAGCTAGCCATCTCGTCCAACAAGATTGGCGCAATGTCTTCTATTCATATTATCGGCGGCTCTTATATCGCAAACTGGTTTTCTGGATTGGCAACGTATGCCGTTGGAGCAACCTCAGATTTCTCTATAAATCGCCAAACGGGCAGCATAAGACTGGCAATACCCGCCGCAACAGGTGACTCAATAACCGCGGGAAGCGGCGACACTAAGGGTTATATAACTTCCACGTCAACTAGTATCGGCTCGTATTCACTGGATCTAGATGCCAACGGAAGGCCAGCTGAGATGGTCGTCGTCTCAGACGGAGTGTCTGTAGTTCCGCGAGCAGTAGTACCGGCACTTAATAGCGGCATAAAGTCATTAGTACCATCACCTGGTATCATGCGCTTGATGTGCGATAATGTGACCACGTTTCAAGCGGCACTTATTGGTGACTTTCTGTTTCTCTGTCCGCAAACCGTAGGTAGCACGATCTGGTTCTCCAGCAATAATACTGGTCTCTTCAAGATAGTGGCTAAAGGCGCCAATCTGATGGCGGGCGTAGATTCCTACGTAGATGTAGTAAACTCGCTCGCTACTGCACAGACGGGTTCAGACGGTTACTACCGCTTCCCGTCGCAGAGTGATCTCCAGGTATTTGGATCCGATGCTTATCCTCAGATCTGGAACTCCTCGCTAACAAGCACTCCAGCATCGGTATCGTTAGCTACATTGATCAGCAGCATAAATGAGCAGCTATCCAGCGTGGTTGGTTCTACGTTCGAGACCAGTTCGGTAAAGATGACAAGTACGACCGAAAACGGCGGCGCCATAGCCGTTCCCGTGTCGGTTGGAAACCTATCGTCAGTCTTTGCAACTGGTCAAGCTTCTCAGTTGGGAAGCGAATCGCATGTAGCATCGCGCATAACTAGTAGCGATCTGGTCTCAACGTTCAAAAGATCTAATCCAATAGTGCGAACATCATCGAACACGCTTCTACCCGATCGCCATCGTTATTATGATATATCGGGTAACCTAACCACTGGAGCAATCCCCAACTCAACCAGCGAATATAGCGAGATCCTAACATCGTCGGTTCTTAATAATTCCAGCATAGACTACGGTGATATTTTAAGCATTACGTCTGGCACCAACAAGCTTCAATTCAGATATCCATTGGATATCTTGTCGGGTAATCAAGTTGGTACTCGCGTCTCAACACCTAATACCTTATTTGATTATCTGACAGGCGACAGCATCGAACTGATCAAGGGCATTACGCTAGGATCTGACGATTCGATAATCTTCATCATGGACGGTGACGCCGTAAAAAACACCGTGAACGTGAACCTCTGGAGAGCTGGCCGAGTAAACTCTAATTTTAGTGCAACCAATAATTCGCTGTCAGCTGATGATATCGACAACGAGCCTGGTAAAAACTTTTCAGATCTAGTTACCTGGCCTTCGTTTATAACTAACTTCGATGATTACGCTGTATGGTTTAGAAGCCATAACTGGTATAGAACCGGCGGTGTTGCTGGCACAGATGGCACCATGATCATTCGCGCCCAAGAATACGGACCGGTGGGCGATTCTTATCGCTTTTCGATTCAATATCCATCGTTACCAAATCAGGTTGCTAGCTTTAGCACCACTAACAATCCAGAATACACACTAGGTACTTATTATTTCGCATCAGGCGGTATTAGGCCAACCAATATAACCAGTAATACGCTCTTTACGGTAAGACGTGCGCAAACCTTAACCACTACAGCTCAAGGCTCTGGAGCTGGTCAAACGTCTAGCGGTGATTATTTCTATCTTTACGATGGCATCACTACGGCTGCGGTCTTCTGGTACGCGGTAGATAACGACGGTACGTCTCAGCCAAGCGTATCTGTGCCGGGCGTCACGCTGAGATACGTCAAGATCAACACCGTCAACTCAGGTGATACCGCTAACTCTGTTGCTTCAAAAACTGCTTATGCGATAGATAACGACAATAGCTTTGCCGCTACCAGTGTTAACAGCGTAATATCGTTTTTTAATAACTTTAACACAACTGTTCCTAACGCAGGTCAAAATGCTGGTCTTGGGTTCTTATTCAACCAAGATACCGGTGTCTGTAGATATGCGTTTGACTCGTCCGCCACACTTTCATCCGTGCTGGTAGGAGATGTCCTGTCGGTGCCTCAGGGTGCTGGCGTGGACCCTGCTAATGCAGGATCTTTTAGAGTTAATGCGCTTGACATCGGCAACAATTACGTAGATGTCTTAAACCCTAATGCCAACCCTACGCTAGTTGGTTCTGTTAATAAAGTAGACATAAGCAACATCACCAGTGCGGGCGTAAAGATGGTGCAGACTGTCACAACTACTGCAACTACCGGCGGACTTCCTAGGGTTGATAATGGCCATTATTTTACACTTTCTGATTCGACTGGTTTACCTGTGGTTTTCTGGTACGATTTGAACGGATCGGCAACTCAACCCAGCGTAACAGGCGCTGTACGGTACGTTAAGATCTCTACAGTAACATCAGGAGATAGCGCCGCAACTGTAGCCTCCAAGACTGCAGCTATAGTCAGCGTGGATCCACTTTTCAATGCTAGCTATACAAGCGGTAACACGTTTATTGTAACTAACGATTTTATCGGCTCTACTACAATTGCTGCAGATGGTTTATCGGGTAATGCTACCGGCTTTACTTTTGTGACAAACACGGTAGGCGTGGCAGATGCTCTTGGTGGAACATATTTCGTACTTTATTGTCAAAGCGGAATGTTTCAAAATCAAAGCGTGGCAGTATGGTTTAACGTTAGCGGAAGCGTGGAGCCACCACACGGATGTAATCGAGCAATACAGGTAATACTTGCTCCAGGCGATACTGCAGCAACGGTGGCGGCTAAACTATCAGCAGCATTAGACGCAGATTCACAGTTTATCGCTAATGTTGATAGCGTAGTGAATACCAAAGTACACGTCTACAACTATTATAATGGTAGTCGCAATAATGCCGTCGATGGCGTATCGCCGTATGGTACAAGCTTTACGGTGACGGTAATATCCACCGGCAGTAATGATTACAAGAATGCATCTAACTGTGCAATCTTTCCGCTCTCTAGCAATGACGTCCAATCGATATGCGACACCATCAATACTAGTAAAGCATTTTTAGCCGTACCAGTAGGGGATACTACGAAGACCATCTCGCATGCCACTTCCGAGGAAGTGCAATCGGTTGGCTATGGTCACACGCCGACTCCTGGTCAAGCTTCTGGTTCTTATATCAGTCTTTACGATAGTTCGTCGTACGTCAGGGACTTCCGACCAAACGCGC